TTTCCAAAGAAGCCCAGTATGCACTGGCATCACCAGACCCTGACACTACAGCGTGGGGCACTGCTGCCATAGCCAATACACGTGGTGAAGCCACGAAGTATCAGGTGGCTATCTGCTCAGATGCTGCAGTAGCTGATGCTGTCACCCCTACAGATGAGAATGTGCAGGCTGCAGTGACTGCGCTGGTGCCCACCATGGTGGCAGGTTATAAGGCATCCAAGGCAGTGGTGACACCATGATAGCCCTACCAGCCAAGTTTAGAATCAAAGTCTACAATGGTACCGGGGTGACCATTGCAGCGCATGACATCACGGTTAAAGTCTGCCTGCAGAAGTATGATGAATCTGCAGTCATTACCGAATCAGCAGTGCAAACTCTGTTTGATAGTGCCAGCACCCTGGCTAATCTGGCCTATGAAGCAGGTACATGGTTTGATAACACCACTGCACACTGGGCAGCCTTTCATGGCCTTGTCTACACAAACACTACCGGGGCACCCAATGGCACCATCAAGGTATATTTAGAGAACACCACAGACCCTGCAGCCACCAGTAACAGCCCGTCAGACGGTAGGGGCTGGATGCTGCTTGAAGTAGTCCATGCTGCAGCCGGAGCCACCACCAGACCCATCAAGGTATAAAGTGCATGGCGCGTCAGGTCACAGGAACAGCAGGCAGTTTTCTGGATGTCGATATTGGCACAGGTCTGGTCAATTACCCCATTACTCTGGCTTGCCGTTTTAAACTTACCAGCGCCACCATAGCTGCTGGTGGCTCAGTAGTGGCCACCTATGGTGAATGGTACCCGGAGCCAAATGCTGATTATATCCAGTTAACCCCTACAGCTATTTCTGCTGTGGTAGCTAAACAGGGCAATGTGTTTTCGGGGGTGTTTGCCACTACTCTGGCAGCAGATCAGTGGTACCTGGCTGTGTGTGTTATGGATGGTGTCGGAAACATAGCCAACTATAGCCACAGGATCTATCTGGATGAAAGCACCCAGACAGGCATTCAGAGCACCCCGGTAGCCTACGTGGGTGCTACTCACCCCACGCGTCACATCACCGTAGGTGGCTTATTACTTGCAGCAGGCAGTCTGTATACCACTGGGGGGTTTAATGGCCATGTGGCAGATGTGGCCATCTGGGATACTGCACTGACTGCCACTGATGTGGATGCCCTGGCAGAAGGCACCCCTGGCACTGTCAAGCCAGCCAATCTGAAAGGCTGGTGGAAACTGCCTGCAGATGGTGACCTGACCACATCAGTGGGTACTTATGGCCCTATGGTGGTCTATGGTACCTGCCCAGCTACTGCTGACCCATCGGTTGGCCCTGTGTTCTATAACGTACCCATTTACACACCCCCCAAGCTATACGCTGCCACTGACCCTGATGCACCTGTCAGAGACAAGTTGCTTTTATGGTATCCGGGCACGCCACCATTTACTGATGCGTGGGGGCAGGGTTATGGAAATCAAGTAGCAGACACAGGTGAATGGACAAAGTATAGTGGGTTCACTGGGCAGGACAATTCATTACGCATTGTCAAAACATTTACGGGTAATCAGACTGTCAGCGTCTCCGCCACACCAATAGGAGCATCTTATAGCGGGCTGACGTGGTCATGTTGGGTTCGTGTTTATAGTTGGGAAAATCTTAGCGGGACGTATTACTACGGGTTGGTTTATCTTTTCTCCACAAATTCACTTGGTTATGGTATTCACGCGGGATTCACTACTGACATTTTATCTACCCCCTACTACACGCCGCGCCGATTCTTTGCGCGTCAGTTACACCTTGATGGACCAGTGGTATTTCAAAACTACACTGTTCCTACAGATGAATGGGTGCATGTCTCCATAATTGTGAAGTTTGCATATGCGGCACAGCCGGGATATTCAAAGTTATTTGTGAATGGCGTGCCGGTCGAATTGGGAACTAATACGATTGACCGTGATGCTTACTCGCCAGATGTCCCGACACACGCTTTTGGGGCTGGCAATTACGGGCAAAGTTCTGCCGGTGATTTTACGGCGAAAGATTTTCGTGGGTACAAAGGGCCAATCACTGACTCAGAAGCCTTTGACATCTATCAGCACAGCCTTGAATTTCATCAAGCCACTTCAGGGCTGGTCAGATCAGACATCAGACCTGTCAGGATACTGGAGAAACTTGACTACATACCGGGGGAAACTGGTGTATATGACCTGGCTGGCCCTGCCACTGGCCTTAGAGCCATCAGACGCCTGACTGGATCACTGGGCACCTACCTGCTCAGTACCCCTGCCACCATGCTGAAGTTTGGCAGGATATTCCCAGCAGCAGCCGGTACCTACTCCACCACTGGTCAAGCCACTGCCCTGCACCTTATACGCCTGCTGCAATCTAATCCGGGTGGCTTCATACTCTCAGGCAAAGCTGCCACTACCACCCTGGCCAGAAATCTGCTGGCTGACTATGGGATCTATAACCTTGAAGGTATGGAAGCTGACCTGCTTTTCAGAGTTATCCATGAAGGCAGTGGCAGAACTCTGTATATAATGCGCGAAGATAGAACCCTGAGAATAATTCCAGACCCTGACAGGTGGGATAAATAACTATGGCTGCTACCTGTACCACTGCCACCCAGACCTTCTACAAAGATACCAACGCCAAACTGGACTATATCTTTGACTGGTCTGACTGGCTGGGTGAAGATAATGACACCATAGCTACCCACTTTGTGTTTCCCAGCAGCCCTGCACTTATCGTAGACACCACTGAAGCTACCGACACCACAGTTACTGCATGGATCAGTGGGGGAGCACCTTATACCACCTACACTGTCACCTGCCGTATCCACACTATGGGTGGCAGAGATGAAGATAGGTCACTGCAGCTAATTTGTATGAATAGATAGACTTAGGGCTGAGTTCTAAAATTTAGGATTATTAAATTGAATGGCAGGCAAGGCAGGCAGATCAGGCAGAAAAGGCAAGGCAGCAGAAATGGGGCTGTCAGAGTTATTAAACCTGGCATGGCCAGTGGAAAGGCGTCTGGCTTTCTTCAGGCAGCTAACCCAGATGGCTGAAGGGGGCAACCTGGAAGCAGGCAAACTGCTGCTGGGTTACACCTTTGGTAAAGCCCCCGAAACGGTAAACATGAAGGGTGATGTGACGGTAAAGGTGGTCTATGGCAAAGGCTCTGCTAAGTAGGGAAGTGGAGATAGTACTGCCGGAGCCACACCCCAAGCAGGCTTCTATAATCTCCAGTAATGCCAAGCGGGTGGTCATCAATGCTGCACGTAGAGCAGGTAAGACTACCGTGGCTGCTATGGTGGCTGTCAGGAAAGCACTGGGCCAGAGAAGGGTACTACTGGCCAGCACCACACAGGATCAGGCTGACGCGTCATGGGATAAGTGCAAAGAATGGCTGCACCCGCTGATTGAAGCAGGGCTGATAGAGAAGAATGAACAGCGCCGAATGCTGACAACCTGGCATGGTGGACGTATCAAAGTTAAGACTGCCAGTGATGCTGATACCCTTCGTGGTGACCATGCTGACTTTCTGGTGCTGGATGAATGTGCCCTGTTATCTGCAGATGCATGGGACAAAGTAGGTGCCCCAATGCTTCTGGATAATGACGGGGATGCATGGTTCATATCCACCCCCAGAAGGCGTAACTGGTTTCATACCCTGTACCAGAAGGCAGTCACTGACACCACTGGCAGGTGGCAGGCGTGGCACTTCACCAGCTTTGACAACCCACACCTGAGCAGAGAAGCCCTGGCTGACATCACGCGTGATCTGACTGAAGAAGCCTATAGGCAGGAAATACTGGCAGAGTTTCTGGAAGGGGAAGGCAGCGTGTTCAGAAACATACCCCCCTGCCTGACAGCCCCAGTGAATGCAGACCCTGCAGCCCACGTAGGCCACAGGATGGTGATGGGGGTAGACTGGGCACAGAAGAATGACTACACAGCCCTGTGTGTGCTCTGTAGCACCTGCAGAATAGAAGTGGCCCTGGACAGGTTTAATAAGATTGACTGGGCATTTCAACGGGCTAGATTAGACGCCTTAGCAAAACGCTGGGGGGTTAGCTTCATACAGGCTGAAGAAAACTCTATCGGATCACCAAATATTGAAGCATTGCAGCGTGAAGGGCTACCTGTGTACCCGTTCACTACCACTGCAGCCAGTAAGCCCCCGTTAATCCAGTCACTGGCTCTGTGCTTTGAAAGAACAGAATGCCAGTGGCTGGACAGCCCTGCAGCTACTGCAGAATTGTACGCCTTTGAATCGAAAGTCAGTGCTACCACACAGCGTGTGACCTATCAGGCACCAGAGCAGTTACATGATGACACTGTGATAGCGCGTGCCCTGGCATGGCGTGCCTGCACCAGTGTCAGGCAGTGGCAGGTATCAGGATGATGAAGCCCTACTACAGTGATGACCACGTAGTGATCTACCACGGTGACTGCAGGCAGATACTGGCAGACCTGCCACGTGCAGACTTAGTGCTGACAGACCCACCCTATGGCATCAGTTATGATGCTG